TATGTTACACTTATGAACATCAACACAAAGGATTAACATGAAAAAGACATTTTTGACACTGGCTGCGCTAACAATGATCGTTCAGGCTAACAATTATGATGACAAGATGTGTTCATACCACCTTGCAAAGGCTTTATCGTATGCTGAAAAAGGCAACTATGCTGCGGGTGCAGGGGATAGCGATCTGTTTGGTTTGTACTATAAGATCAGCGGTGAACATCTCATTGATGTCAAGCAGTATTGCAACCTTGACGCAAAAACGCTGAAAAAGGTAAACAAACATATCAAAAGAGCACAGGAAATTGCACGCAAATACGCAAAACATTAAAATAATACAAAGGACTAACATGGAAAAAACAGTAAAAAGAATTGCGGTCACACCGCATGTTAAGAAGCTCATGGATATGGCGACAAAAAAGGTGATGGTAGAAACACAAGGTGAGGTACAGACCATCAACGATGCATTGAAACATATCCTTGAATACTACTTGGAAAAGGATGAGTGATGATAGATCGTATCACTGCTCTATTCACCATATACGCCATAATATTTCTTTTATTCTTTGTCATGGCTGCCGGTGTAAAACTTGGTTGGATGTTGTAATAAAAAAGGAGAAAGAATGATAAACCCTATATTTGAAGTGGAGAGATTTGTCAAAGATAGAAAGCTTGACAAACAGAAATTTGACGAAATGCAAGTATGCACGAATATCCTTGAAGAGATGTTCGAGATGCTTGGATACGATGTACCAAAAGAAGAACGTGACTGGCTCATGATGGACTTTATGCGCTTTATTGACAGACAGGTAGAGGGGTGTGTAGCACGGAAAAAAGAGAACCACACAGATGATGACAGGATCGATGCACTATCAGATATCCGTGTATTCTGTATTGATGCAACTATGAAACTTGGCTATGAGCCTAAATGCACATTGAATGAAACAGCCAAGGAGATCAACAGCAGAAAGCAAGACCCTGAGCAAGCCAAGAACTGGAAAGACGGTGACAAATGGCAGAAAGACAGGAACCAAGACCCGTCAACACTTTATAAAGCAGACTATGACAAATGCAAGATAAAGGAGGATTAAATATGCACAGTCATGCTAATGAAATTAGATACTGGGCAGAACATCCAGACGGAACTAAAGTATGGCTTAAACATCAGAACTCTGATTGGACTTTGCTTGAAGACTACGAAATAAATTGGAGATTAAAGAAAGGCATTTATATAGTAGATGATGAATGGGCAGAGCTAAGAATTGCACAGGCGGACAGTAAACAGTTGCAATATCTGTCATTCAGCGGTAAATGGATAGATGACACTCTTGATTATAACAAGATGACATTAATGTTGAAAAACTGGCGTATCAAACCTGAAAACCCTGTATATGAGTATCAAGTAATCTACAGATTGACAAATAGCAATGTATACAACTTGACATGTGAATATTATAAAGACGAAGAAGAGTTTAAAAGGACTTCTAGTGAATTTGTATTCGTTGAACTGTATGAACCAAGCAAAAGAGAAAGAAACATGAAATGAATAAATACATAGATACAAAATTGATTTCATTCTGAAGATTTAAATATAAAGGAGTAAAAATGGAGATTAAAACAAAATACAACATAGGAGATACTGTATATCTGTTTATTAATGGTGAGGTATATGAGGAAAAGATAAAGTCAATAGATATACGTATAGGCAAAAACAGAAGTAATATATTTACCGATATAGAAATACATTACGATGTTTCAAAAATTCATCTTCCGGGATGGACTAAAGACAAATATGCAGAGAATTGTCTATTCAACTCTAAAAAAGAGATAGCTTACTATCTGTATAATAAGATAATGCAATAAAAAGGAGATCATAACTCTACAGAGCCAACTTAGGTTGGTTCGATGGAGCCATGCTCCCGTGGGTCAGGTTAGGTAGGTTGAGTCTCTACTCGCCCATGTGATATGCAGGAATAAAAAACTTCAAAGTGACATTTGTTAAGATACCTGTATATCAGCAGCAGAGGTTTTTAGAAAAAATAGACTGCTTCTATTGGACGTGTTTTCCTCTGCTGCATCAAAGAGAGTTTTGAAAGAATTTCTCTCTTTGGTTGAACTATATTTGAATGGTTGAATAAAGGAGAGATGTGAAAAAAGTGAAGATCGCCACTGTGTTTAGCGGTATCGGTGCCCCTGAACAGGCAGCGAGCAGGGTATTTAAAAAAGTAAAACTTGTTTTTGCATGTGAAATAGACAAATTTGCAAGAAAAAGTTTTGAAGCGATATATAACATAAACCCAAAACGCTTTCATACGGATATTACAAAAACAGACTTTTCAAAATATCGTAAAAAAGTGGACATCCTTATTGGAGGAAGCCCATGCCAATCGTTCAGTATTGCAGGGGGGCGTGCCGGTTTTGAGGATACAAGGGGTACACTGTTCTTTGATTTTGCACGGTGCATAAAAGAGTGTCAGCCAAAATATTTCATATTCGAGAACGTCAAAGGTATTGTCAACCATGACAATGGCAAGACGCTTAGTGTTATACTTTATGTATTCAATGAACTTGGATATGCAATAACTCTTGACATATTGAACACTAAAGACTTCGGTGTACCACAGAATAGAGAGCGTTTCTTTGTTATAGGCAAAAGGAAACATAAACAAACATCAATGCCTAAAATGAAAAATGGAAAATTGCTAAAAGACAAAATGTGGAATGCGTTTGTTGGAAAAGGGTTAAAATGGTTTGATGCATATAAGTTCCCCACACCGATACCGCTCGAAAAACGCCTAAAAGATGTTCTCGAAGATGATGTTGATGAGAAGTATTATTTGAGTGAAAAAGCAATTAAAGGCTTCATCCATCACACAAACAGAATGCAGGAGAGGGGGAATGGTTTTAATTTTTCTCCAACTTTAGGCGAGTGTGTAGCATCGAGCATCACCACAAAATCAGGGACAAGACCTTGCGATAATTTTATTAAAGTCATAGGGGAACTCGACATAAAAGGTAACGACCGGATCAAGAGAGTGTACGGTGATGATGATGTAAGACCTGCATTACAAACAATGCAGGGTGGCAATAGAGAGCCAAAGATACTTGTGAAAAGTGCTACGAAAAAAGGCTATGATGAGGCAGAATATGGTGACAGCATAAATCTTAGTGTTCCAAATAGTAAGACACGAAGAGGTGGGGTCGGTAAACAGGTTTCACAGACACTTGACACGTCATGTAATCTGGCTTTTTTAGGAGATAGAATAAGAAAGCTCACACCGCTTGAATGTTGGAGGTTACATGATTTCCCCGATGAAGCGTTCAATAAAGCGAAAAATGCGGGATTGAGTGATACACAGCTTTACAAGCAGGCAGGAAACAGCATGAGTGTAAATGTCATCGAATTATTGTTTAAAAATATCAAAAAGGACATGGAACATGAAAAACATACTTAAAAACATTGGTTGGATAGACCATAAAGGCAACTGGGATAAAATGGAGATATTTGTGGATGTGGTGATCGTTATATGCACAATCTCTCTGCTGTTATGGGGGTTAACATGACAAACATAGACATGAACGTGATCTTCTATGCCATACTGCAAAAGAGCATGGAGGATGCAGGCATGCTAAATCCAGATGCAAGCCCAAAGAAACCAAAGAACTTTGAGGATGAGGATTTAGTAAAAATGTACGAACATTTCAGTAAATGTGTGGTTATGTACGATACACACGAATTGATAGCACAAACAAAGCGTTTCAATGAGAGGGCACAAAAACTCCATGATGACTACCTGCTGAACATGCTATTAATGGGGCTGTTCATGATGGACACATGGCTGCACAATGATGCAACGACTTATGAAAAAAATATACTATTGCCAAAAGTGACACGTTCTATAAAACGTGCAAGAAAAACGGCACACGATGAGGTTATCATGGACAGCGTAATAGCCGCATCGAATATGTACCGAGTGCTCAACGGACAACCGGAGCTAACCAAAGAAGTAAGAGAAGCGAGGAGAAAAGCATGGAAATTAAAGGTCAAAAACTGATGAAAGGTGTATATATGCTTGATGGGCAGGTGATCCTTGCCAAATCGTTCAAAGAAGCTATTAAAATATACATGAAAGGAGAAAAACATGGAAATTAAACATCCATTGATAAACAAAATTGACAGCGAACATTATGACAGTAAAGGAAAGCCTGCTATTGCCGATTTTGAGGACAAATATACCGTAGGAGAGCTTATGGTATGGGCTAAGATCACAAAAGCCAAATATGAACATCCTGCACGTGCTGCAAAGGGTCAGGTTGAAGCGGATAAAAGGAAAGCAAAAACATACGGTGATTATTATGAGTTTTTGAGTGAGATTGCCAAATACTCTTTACCTATAAAAAACATGGTTGCAAGCAAGGCATACGCAAAGCTTGGTGTTGAGGTGGTTTATGAGTAAAAAAGAATACCTTATGACATCAATGGTAATATTTTCAACACTACTGTTATCATCGGGATTTGCCGGTTTTCTTATTGCAAAAGAAGATTACCCAAATGGTATCATCTTTGCAAGTCTAACATCAATACTGACGTTATTCTTTGCCGATGCAATATCAAAGGCGTTCAAGTATGATCACGAATAAGACACTTTACGGTACAGATGACGTGCCGCCCATACCAAAAGATATCGCACAAAAACGCATCGATCTGTTGTATTCTAACCTGCGACGTGAGGTGAATAAACCGTTCAAAGAGCAGAACGCCTATTTACAAGCACAGATACTCAAAGCGATGGGGTTTTGGAAAAAAATGGCGAACATGGAGGATGCAGGGTTATGAGTTCCCTTTGTCATATCTCTCATCGTGTCTTACAAAACCTTTTTTAACCTCATCTGTAGCTTTGTAAACTTCAAGATCACTGATAGGTGCACTTCCCAAGAGCCATCTGTAGTACACATCTGATTTGGTTTGATCAGCCTGACCGGCGGGGCATTCTGTGTACCACCCCCCGTTATCATCAGGCAGTAACGCCCCTGTCGTGTAAAGATAATTGCCATCTTTGTCGTATATGGCTATTGCAAGTGCGGTTACATCTTTCCTGTCTATATGCAGGTACCATCTGTACCCCCATTGATCATGGAAGCGTGTGAATGTGTACGGGTCACGTTCATCATCGTGTATCTCCATCATCTGCCTTTGTTTTGCAGGTGGTTTTGGCAGCGTTGACGTATATTCGGTATCAAGCTTGTTATATGCATCTTTAAGCCACAGATGATACCCATTTTTGTCATCTATCAACGGATTTGCACCAACAGCACGTCTTTTATTGTCCTCAACATCGATCACGCCACCCTCTGCTGCCATAGACTCAAGTATTTTGATATTTGTTTCCTTTTCATACTTATCAAGCTCATCCTGTGTGAATGCAGGGTCAGGGGTATTGCCCTGTGCGATCCACTCCTGAACTTCTTTATAGTGTCTATTATTTTCATCCATAGGGACGATGATCTCATCATTCACCAAATATCCCGTATATTCCGTAGGTGTCTTGATATTTGCAATATATTTTACTTTCATCTTATAACTCCGCATCTGCTTCAAATTGTGTTATAACTGCACCGCCAGTTGTAGTACCGGTGTAGAAAATAGAGGTATTTGTACCGTTGAATTTAATATATGTTCGTGTAAGTCCTGTCACATTCTCAACGATAGTATAGCTTGGCGTGTTCCTCATTTGCACAGGGTGTGGGATGGTAGCAACACTGTAGCCAGCAGTTGAGTATTTTGATATATACGTTAAACTGTCATGCGTCATTTTTGTGAAATATCTCTGACACCTCAACAGCTCATCTTTATAGCTTGGGTATTGGAACGGTGTGGCGGTGTTGCCCTCTTCCACTTTCAGCTCAGCTATTCTTATAAAGTTACCGGCAGCAGCCGTCCAGTCGACAGCAGTGGTGGTCGTGATTTTACTGGCATCCTGCCATGTGTCTTTAACACTTGTGGCAAAATCGCCCTGATTAATAAAGCCTATGTTGAGATCAAAGCCAAAATTATCATCATCTTGAAGAGGCGGGTTGAAAATAATGTTAAGCGGAATTGTCACTTCAACTTTTCTTTGCGTATTCGCATTAGTATAATTGAACGATGTAACATAGCTTTGAACACCTGCACTTGTATTTGTAAAGTTCCTTAAAGCAATGCTGTACTCCCCTGCAACATTGGAATAGAACCAAAACGAAATGGTAATGATTCCACCTCTCTTTGCTATCCAATACAGATCACGCCCCTCAAACTTGTACCAAAGTCCAGCCCAGTATTTAGAGCCGGTAAGATCGGTCGGTGGTGTCACAGAATAGAACTGTATCGCCTCTTTCCCGTAGAATGAACTTTTCGATACCCTAAGTTTTGACGCATCACTGCTGCATGCACCGAACATCCTGTCAGCGGTGTGGTATCCTGAACTTGCAGAATAATCATAACTTGTACCTCTCTGCCATACCTGAAAACCGCCATTCACGATGATGTTAGGGTTTGATTGCGTGCCGGGTGTGATCGGTGCGGGTATCTCTTTCATTTTGACTATCTCATCGTTGCGCCCCCTTGTCCAAAGCTCATCCGTTAGTATGTTATAGACAGTCTGTCCCTGCTCTATATCTCTCGGTGTCGGTTTATACGGGCTTGGTTCATAGACTATTTTATCTATCATGCTCACACCTCATTGAAAGTGACATCAACCTGTTTTGTCATCGTTGACTGCACTCCCGCATCGTCTGTCAGGGTCAGCGTTAATGTGACAGTTTCTGTCACATTAGACCCCTGCACATCAAGCATGTAGAGTTCTTGGGTATTGCCGTTGGTTTCAGTGCCTTTGTCATTGCTCCATTGGTATGATACAGCACCGGAAGCATTGGCATATCTTGCAGTGAAACTCAATTTAACGATACAGTTCCCGCCTGCTTGGTGATCGCATGAGTGAGTAACAGACTCATCATTGATCTCTATGATCTGAAAATCCGTGCATCTTTGTGTGGCTGCATTTCTTGGTGTGTATATATTTTGAGTCTTTATCATACTATCCTCCCGATAACATTTCCAGTGACGCTTGACGGGTCAAGGTTTGCAGAGCCTTTAATGGCATCACCTGCCACTTGGCCACCATATCCCATACCCTCACCCCTGCTTCCGCTTTGACCCCAGTCACCGCCTGCACCGCCTCGGTAACCGCTGTTGCCGCCTGACGGGGTAGATGGGCTTCCCAAACTTCCAGCGTCAGGTGTTTCATGACCGTAGTGCGCCCCGTCACCGCCTGCTCCGCCTGCGCCGCCATATCTTGGCTCTGTGGTGTACCATTCTCTTGTGTATCTGTAGGCACACGCATCGGCTACACAGTTTATTAACGCACCCCTTGTATAAGTGATGCCGTTATAAGAAAGTTTTGTGTATGAATAAGGGTTGCCTGAAACGGTAAAAGTATGTTCAAGCACATTGTTATAATATATCTCGATTAGCGGAGGATTTTTATCTCTTGCTTTCCAAGAGCCTAAATTATAGAGTACATTATGTTTTTGGTATGTGTCATCAGCACCTTTAGCACCAGTGCCCCCCTTGCCGCCTGCACCTTTTATCCAACCGTTGTTTATCAGCTTCATAGGTGATGTGACATTGAGTGCTGTCCAACCGTTGTCCGTACCTCGTATCTCACCATAATTGATAAGCGTCACATTGTAACCTGTAAGCGTACCTGACAAAACGCTTGGTGTCTTTATGCCTGTAGGGATGGTTATGATAACGTTCTTGATATTGTGAGGATTGTTAGCATCTATGAAATCCCTTAGTACCAATCCGTTTTGATCATACACGTTCAGGGTCAGTCGCAGATCGTCCCCTGTGCGTGTATGTGTGAATGAGTATGTACCTGAGTTGATCGTAGCCACATCATCGGTCACGTCGCAATATATGGATATTGTAGTGGGCTCTCCTGACGGGTTACTTTGTACGTCAACCGTCTGTTGATTATCTGCACCGACTATCGTACCCCCTGACACAACGTGCCATTTATATGTTGCAGTGCCGCTGACATTGGTTGCGTCTATTCTGTATGTGCCCGTAGACTGGCAGTTGCTCTGCCCGCTTGCAATATGACAAGTACCCTGTGTGACTTCTGTAATACCTGTGATGTTCATGCCGCAAGGCGTGCCTGCTTTCTGCCATAACGCACCCGCTTCTATCGTTGCCAGTTCCGTTGCATCGGGATGTGTGAACTTACTGTTGAGGAACATATCTTTTGTGCTGATCTTTGCACGGGTGTCAATACCTGTCAAACACGTGCCATTGCCAGCGTTCATGAACATTCTGTCAAAGTATTTTCCCTTTGTCGTGTCCATCTTTGTCATGATGCTTGCGGGGGTGTCTTTGAACATTTCCATGAAATCAACGCCCTCTGACAAAGTGAAGTTTGGAAAATACTGGATATTGTGCATATTGGCATAGAAACGCTTGAAGTTAGTTACAGATGAGGTATCGAACAGTGTTACGTTAGCCAATCCCGAACCGTCAAACATCCCCTCACAATTCTCAGCCTTGCTATCACCTGCACTCTGACCTATTGAGAACTGTGAGAGATTGACCATATCTGCAAAGAACCTGAAAAAATCCGTTCGTTTTCCCCAACCCTCTATTGCAGCTTCAAGCACAAAGGCTCTATCCCTGTCATCCACATAGCTGTCATTCGATGCTATAAGCACCTCATCGCCGTTCACGGGTTTCACCCATCCTCCGACACCACGCTTCCACATACCGTTCATCAAGTCATCTTTGTACCAATAATTACCTGTGACACGGATGCCGCCCTGTGTCGATATGTCAAGTTTGTATTTAACTTTGAATTGCGGAACTTGACCTTGACCGATATTGATCGCTATAACGGCAGGGTGGCTTGATGTATATCTGTCCTTTGCCACAAAGCTGAAACAGTCACTACCCACGTATCCCCCGTTCGGTGTATATAGCATTAGTGGAGGAGTCCCTGTCAGCGTTCCGTATGCGGGTGGTACTTCTATCTCATAGGTCAAATTATCCCCGTCAGGGTCGTACCCAGTCAGTTTGATATAGTTGTTATTACTGTTTTGATCAACATACACTACGTTATCCAATGCGATTGGCGGTTTGTTTTCGCTTCTCTCATCCCATACCACTTTTGCCGTGAATGTTATTTTGTGATATGCATCCGTCTTGGTATGTACCAAAGCTGTTGTCTGTATGATGCCGTATTCACCGAGAACACCGAATATTTCGGCATAGATAATGCCCACTTTCATACCGCGTGACAATCCGTCTTTGTGATCTTTCCACCACGTCATAAAGCTATCGACTTCTGCACCTGTGTTAAAGATACCCTCAAGCGTAACCACCGGATAATAACCTTGCGTCTTGCCATAGCCCAAGTAGTCTTTGTCTATATCTTGCGTTCCTCTATATGCACTGGCTGTGAAACACACACTTGGAAACCTTACTGCATCAACAATGTTCTGTGCCATTAAACTACCTCCTCTATGGCAAAGGAATACGTTGCATATTCCCCTATCTTCTTATTTTCCTCTTTAGTTTTTAGGTCAAATTGCGTAAACCTGCCTATCATCATCGTTGATGTGAATATATCCCTGCTATTAGCGGGGTTATTGTTAACTGCATCAGAACTGTCAATGATAACCTCACGTCCTCCGACCATAAGCATAAGCCTGTCCATTTGATCGTATCGCACGACAGGCATATCGACAGTGCCCGTGTGCACTTTGACACGTACACCGTCCTTATAGTACACATTACCCCACTGATCCTGCTCTTTGGGTGAAAAATCCCTGAAACGGTTATTAAAGGCAACGTTTGTCATACCCGCATCAAGCATCTCCCCGCCTTTCAACATCCCCAGCTGTATGTAGTATCCGTGCAATATGACTTCAATGACGCTGTTAAACGGTACGGTTTCTCCAACATACAGCACAATAGTTTCAGGGTATTCGATGCTTGAATTGAACGCTACCGTATTATCCACTTCATAATTGTTAATCTCTACGAGCTTACCGTCAGGGAACGTTATCCTTATGGTGATGTTGTCACAAAGCACCCTGCCGAATGCAATAGTATTGAACGGTTCTGTGTTGATACACACCCAAGTCGCGTTATGGTCAGGTGCTTCTGTGGTGTACTTCGTTGCCGTGTAGTTCTTGTCATCGAACGGCAATAGCGCATGGGTTAGCCTCTTTTTCTCAAAACCGTCAATATCAGCAGGGGAGAGCACTTCCATGAAAGTGTATGTGGTTGTCAGACCTTTGTATTCCACAGGGATATCAAGATTTGTCCTGAGATACCAATATCCACCCCGTTCTATCATTGAATAGAACAGGACTGTTTTTTGATCATGCCCTGCTACTCCGCCATCCCACATGAACACTTTCGCTTTTTTGTCAGCAGCGGGGTTATATTTGTTACTGTAACCGCCCTCAAAACATGAGCGTAGGTTTGGATAGGTTGCGCCTGTGAACACAGGATAGTTAGGGTCAGTGATGTCTGTTACCATCTGCACCCATTGACCATGACCACATCCCCTTAAACCTCCGCTTCCCCTGTTCTCAAAGTAGAAAAAGTACAGTCTGTAGCCAACCTGTTGTCTAAGCTGCACCCATCCGTGCGGTCGCGCTTCAACACGAACCCACCTGCACTTCCATGTGTCGGGGTCGAACGATGTATCAAAACATGAATACTCCTCAGGCTCAAGCGGAACTTTTTTGCCGGTGACCTTTTTCCCTGTGATCTTCTGAAGCTTGCAGTCTTTCCATACGATATCGCCTATCTCATAATCGGGATAGCTTGGGTTGTAGTCCTTTACCAAGAACTCCTCATCACCTTTGTATTCCCAAACCCAGTGTGTGTCTGCAACTTCAAGCCCTTTCCGTATGATGGGCTTTTGACAACCCGCTGTCAAATCCTCTATGGTCGGCACGTCATCTTTTACGTTACTGCTTTGAAAGGCAAGTGGTATAGGCAGGCTTATTGTCATGATAACGCTCCTTGATATGATGCTTTTTCTATTGCATCCAACAGATTGTCAAGCTTGGTATTAGCAAGCTCAAGTTCATCAACCACATCATCGGTTGTTTTTTCGGGCACATATTCGGCAGACTGCAATTTTTCGATGTAATCATTGAATTTTAACATATATTCCTCTTTTGTGACACTCATCTTTTTCTCATACTCTATCTGCTTCCCAAGTTCTGAGAAGTATGTCGCCGTATCTCCGGCATTAATGGCTTCCTGTGCTTTTTCGGCGGCATATTGGGCTTTCTCCATGCTATTGAGGTAACTTAGCGACCCAAGATAAGCATCATCTATAAGCCTTTTGACCTCTTCATAGAAATTTATCTCATTGTTAACCGCATCAATCCTTTTTTGTATCAATTCGTTTTCGGCATCTTGCAGGGATTTTAAAGCATCGCTAAGCTGTGCCCACTTGTCCAAATCCTCTTGGGTCATACCTCCACTGCTTGCCGCTTTGAACTTAGCAAGGAAATTCTTGGCGTTGATGCCGCTAAGTCCAGTTTCTTTGATGACAGCAGACAGGATGAGTTTTGCACCCGCCATGCTGTCCATCCAGTCTGCCTGAAGTTTTGCGATATCAGAGAGCTTAGCCATCTCTATAGTGACCTGCTCAACCGAACTTGCCGCCTCTTCGGCTGCTGTGTTGAAATCAAAGAAAGCGTTAGCTGCTTCGGCAAAATCAGAGGCAGCGGATAGATACTGGATATTACCTGTGGCTCTGAATAAATTCATCAGCCCCACCACAGCCTGCTTTGCATCGTCTATCGATTTGGGGAGTTCAACACCCAAGCTTGTATAGAGCATTTTCGCTTTAAAGCGTAGAGCATCTATCTTTTCGCCCTGTGACATGAAATTATCATAGAATTTGTTAAGTTTGTCCCATGAGCCAACAGCACGTGTCATGTCAAGAGCATGGGCATAATCTTTGATCTTGTACTTGAACTTTGACATAGCATCAAAGGCTTCTGTCCAAATTTGATGTGCTTCATTGTTAAGTTCATTGAGTTTCTTTAAAGCATCGTCAAAGCCTGTGTTTAACACGCCCATCAGTTCAGTGACTTTTGAATATTCTACTCTTGAAAGATATTTACCCTCATAGTTGGTTTTGGTTGGGTCACGTCTTACAGCATCGTATGACGGGGCTGATGGATGTGAGGAACCACCCCCAAAAGAGCCATTAACCATAAAACCAAGTGCCGCCATAGCCGCTGCCATAGCCGCCATTCTTGCAAAGGCGGTGTACGGGTCACCTGTGGCTTGATTGGCTACACCTACCGCGGCTTTTGCACTCCCCTCTATCTGTGCCTGCGCCACGGCTTGTGCGGTGCTTTCCACGCTTTTTTGCACCATTTGATCATAGAATGACCCGATAAGGCTTGTCATGGTATCACCGAACAGTTTTGAAAATTCCTCCTGCAACGGCTTGACAAAAACGCCGATAATATCGTCAAGCAGGGATTTGAACGCACCTTTTAGATCACCTCCGATGAGATTATTAGTGAAGTTTCTACCTACCAAGCGCATCTGCTTGTTGAACTCATTAATATTTTTGTTAACCAGTTTCCAGTATTTGGTGTCGAGTTTTACCGCCTTTATTTTAAGAGCGATGAGTTTCTTTTGTACCGTTGCCTCATTGGCGTGCTTCCCCGCTGTTTTCACCGCTATTCTGTAGGTTTCCCACGCAAGTTCCGCTTCTATTTTGGCAAAACGTATCTGATCTGCTCTCATAGAATACTCATCAAGCAGGAGACCCCGCATGGTGTATTCTTTTTCAAGCTGTGCATACTTCAATTCATTCTTTTGTCGCTCAAGCTCCACCATGTCGTTGATAAGTTTGAGTTCGGCACGGCTATTAGCCGCACCGCTGCCATTGCCGCCACCGCCTGCCCCGACACCGCCTTTTTGTAGTATGGTACCGCCTTGGATACGGGCAAGTATTTCAGCCTGCTGCACAGTTTCACGGTAGGCATCCCCTATCTTTTTTACCATGCGGTAATTATCTTCCACACCTTTGGCGTTCTTAAGTGCCGCTTCAACAGCCGCCACACGTCCTGCTTCTGTCTTGGCTTCTTTGATCTGACGGATATATTGCAGTTCACGTTTATAAGCTTCAAGTTTTATATATTCTCTTTTCCGCCCTTCCTTACTGAACGCATCATCGCGCTGTTTCTGTGACTGCTGTCTAAGCTTAATGTTTTCCTGCTGTATCTTTGCAATATCGGCATCGGCATCGGCAAGCCCCTCTTTTTTCTTGGTAAGACGCTCTATTTCTGCTTGATGGTACTTGTACTGCTTGCTTTCCTCATCATACAGCTTTATTTTACGCTTATGCTGTGCAAGCAGTTTCTCTTCATTGTCTGTGAGTTCCCCATATACGCCTGCCATTTTCTGAACTTGTATGGCAGCCATTCTGATACCATTGAACGCTATGGCGATGCCGTTTAGCCCTGAAACAAGCAGGGCGACAAGCTGTTTTACCGCGATCAATGCACTATGCCATGTCCATGTGCCGCCCGTCAATGCTTCAAACAAATTGGATACATGACCCAATGCTTCAAATATATTACCCACGGCGGTTTTAATGTCATCGAACAGATCAACACCACTGATAATGTCGGCACGGATGACACCATAGAACTCATCCCAAAACTTGGAGATCGAGTCAAAGTCCTGCTTAAGCTCTCCCGTAAACTCCTGTGCCAAATCTTTCAAATCTTCAAAAAGACCACTTGTGCCAGCACGTCTGATATCATCAAGTACCGCCCCAAGCTGTGCCATCGCTTTGGTATAGGTCATTACGCCCTCAACGTTCTTGAAAGGCTCCAATGCGTCTAACAGCAGTTTTGACAGACCATCTGTGTGTTTTTTGGCTTCCCGCACTGCTTGATTGGCGGCACTCGGAGAGCCGAACAGCATCATGGCAAGCAGTGAGTCTGTTGAGGCATTACCGCTCATCAAAGAGCGTATCTCTTCATTGATCTTTGGCATCTCCATACCGGCAGCGGCACCCAGTGCTGACATCCTTTGTGTGAATTTGATGACGTTCTTATTCACCTCATCAATGCTGTCACCGAATGTTTTGTTTTCAGTAATTGCATGACCGATAGCCTGCTGATAGAAACCGACCATCTGCTGAAATGAAGCAGGGGTCTGCAATGCCGCCTGCTTAATATCATTCATGACGTTTTTTGTCATGCCCTGTACGGCTATGAATTTCTCATAAGAATTCAATTCCTTGCCACTTGCATCAAGCATGTCCACCTTTGCACTGACAAGTGCGGAGATACCAAGAGCCTGATCTTCATACATCTTATTCAGCTCAACCCCTTTGGACACCACTTGACCCATCACTGTTTCAATGGATTTGTATGCCACATACAACGTTTCAAGCTGTCTAACGGTGCGTACCACGTCATTACGCATCTGCTGAAATGATTTGGATTGTCTTTGTACTGTATCATTGACCCTACCAAGCTCTTTTGTAGCTTTGTTAACGTCCTTTTGCAAGGATTTGATGTTCATTTTCAGGTCAACATAGAGATCACCTAATTGTGTAGAAATGGCACACCTCCTGAATGAGTTGTACCATTATATCATTTTTTTGGAGATTGATGAAAAAGCGGCTTGAACCTGTGTTGGGCTCATCACTTTATGCTCTTTATGTTTCTGTTTTACAGGGTTCCTCACAAGATAATTATCAAATTTTGACTTCTTGTTACCAAGCCCACTTGCTATGATATGCGATATTACAGCGAGTTGTATTTCATGTGCGTCAGGGTGTTCAAATTTGAAATAACGCATCCAGTTCACATACTCCGAATACGGCAAGGATGCTTTCATAACATACACAGGCATACCGAGAGCCAATGCTATTTTATGGTCAAGCTGCTGTATCGGGGTGAGGGGGGTTAGTTTCCCTCATCGTCAGTTCCGTCATCTTCCTCAACGAGTGTAAGTATCTCTTCAATGATCTCACGGGCTTTGGTAGCGGGGAGTGACTTCAACTCTTCCACAGTAACGGCGGGGTCTATCAGCATATGTGAAACTTTTTCATATTTCACTTCACTTGCTTTAGCAAAGTCGTAAACAGGCTTACCGTTGTCATCGATACCTGAAATAAGTTTCGCGTTGACCACATCGGCTTCCTCTGCGGTGAGTTCACGATATGTTATCTCATAGTTATCAAGAGATTTGATAGTAGCTTTTTTATGGGGCTGCTGCATATACACAGCGAACGGGTTTTGTTTTGTCTTTGACATGATTTTCTCCTATGCGAAAATATAAATTAGAGCGATGTGCTCACACCGAGGGGGCATCATAGGCTACCCCCGGCATCAGCACACCCCAAAAGGGATGTGTTGGATTATTTAGCTGCGCACTCTGTGATATCAGAGCTAATCTCAAGTGTCACAGTGTAGGTGATAGCTTCATCCATTGTGATACCCGTAGACACACCGGATACTCCCGCTTCAAACCAATATATGGTGCCGTTTCCAGTCTTTGGTGTAACAGCGTTTGGCAGTTCAACACCGATAATAACAGGGGTATTATCCTTGAATGCCTGCTTAAGCTTACCCTGCCCTTCCGTATCGTCAGGGTCAAGCAAAAGACCGAGTTCAAGTGACCCTCTTGAGATAGCACCCAGAGCTTTTGCGCTTTCATTTGAGGAAAGACACTTGTACTCATTGACGTTTCTTGTTTCGGAAATATCACCGATAGACTGAGGGCAGCCCACGACCTTTCCACCTTTGATAGCTGCAACCGCCGCGGTGCAGTCAGTCCAAGCCGTACCCGGTACATCAACAACATAAACAGTTGTTCCTTGACTGTTGATCAGATTAATACCCATGATCTTCTCCTAAATTTGAATTGCGTTTTCTTAGCTAAGAAAAACAAAGTCCTATGCCTTATCCGATATTATAGCACACTATTTTGTTTTTGTGGTAGTTGTATCGGCTGTAGTGGTGTTCACCTCTACAGCCGAATATACATCGATATTGCCGCAGTCACGGCTATAATTACCGCATTGCACCAAAATAGAGCCATCCCCAAGCTGTGTGTAGCTTAAACCAACGTTAGACCCGTTATCCGCCTGCACAAGCACAGTATTACCGTCCGTTGGTGTTGCGGGCGGAACAGGTGCTTCCTTGACATATGTGGTTTCACTTCCGCCACACGCTGTAAAAACAAAGGCGACCATCGCCATAAGCAAATATTTCATATTAACTCCTATGTGTTAATTATATGTACCAAAGTACACACATATCAAACCGCAAATAACGATAACAGCAAAGATTATAATTATAAGTATATCTAAAAATCTGTTCATTTGCCATACTTTAAGGGGGATGCATCATCCACTATCTTTCCGGTGTGAACATCGGCTTTACCACCTATGGCGATGATGGAAACGCATCCGGTTAATAGCAACACTGCAATGAAAATATACATAAACTTCATGTGTTAATCTTTTTAAAACTTTTCAATAACCTTGTCAATAGGTTCTTTTGTAACGTATCTAAAGAACCAAATACCGATGCCAATAAAATACCCCGCGAGTTCATGGTATTCTGTTGGGACAAGGGTCATAAGGATGTCTGTGTTGTTAGACAACCATGTTCCAACCATCACAAACAGACCGAACCACATGGTTTTTGATTTAGTAATAGGTTTTTTATTTTCCATTTTGTCCCATCCTTGACTTCATAATGACCACTGCAACTTCAATAGCAAGGTTAACAAGGAACATACTTGCGTTTGAGATAAATTTCACAACTTCCTGTTGCACATACTTACGTTTCTCTTCACCTGACCATTCTTTTTCATTGGCAATAGACACAAGCTGTTTTACGGTATTCATAAGATCACCACCCACAAGCCATTTCACAACTCTGTCGAGTAGCATTATTTTTACACCATTTGTCATAATTTCTCCTTAAATTTGATTAACTCATACTGCCTACGCTGAACAGTATTAAGCTTTGATTTAATGTATGCTAAATCCTTTCTTATTTCAGTGTAGGCAATAATTGATTTTTTTGACTCTTGTATGACTTCTTTAATGTCGGAATACAAATACCCAAAAGCGAACACAACCACAGCCACAGCAGTAGTTAAACCTTTCCATAATCGGGCTTGACCAATTTTATCCAAATCTCTTCTGTTTTGCTCTATAAGTTGGTGCATTTCACCCTCTTTTTTGTAAATGTCATTTGACACAGATGTTAATTTAGACCCTAAGCTGTTTATATCCTTTGTGTTCATTTTAACCGTTTCCGCAAGAGCTACTGTTGAATTTATAGACCCTATTAGTTTGTCCATCTGTTTTGTCTGTGACTCCTGTATGGTTGCGAGTTTTGTCATTGTCGTTTCCAATCTTGATAATCTACTTTCGACCATTTTACCCTCACACATGGCATATTTCCTGTGCCATGCTTGCAATAGTAGATGCTTTGTCAAGACCATTCACAATACGGCGTGCTTCATAAAAATCAATGTTTCCTTGTGCATCCGTGAAGTCTTGCAGTGATTTTCCCGTAAACAGACCGTCACGCATACCGATAACGAGGATTTTCACCGCTATATCCTCATCAAGCGCACGGTCAGGGTAGTTTACGAGGTCGATGTCAAGCAGTTTGGAGAACTTTTCATAGTTCTCTTTCAATGTGATCTGAATTAGACCCCTGCCAAAATAAGGATAGTATCTTAGATGCTTATTTCTCCAATCCTCACTTAGCCAATACGCTTCTTTGACTGGCTTGCAGGTATGGTTGGTTTCCCACATCGCTGTCGCTACCATGTAGGCAATGTGGCTTTCATTTGTCACACCCTGCTTGGCACACTCATCTCTTATCAACTGTTCCATTTTTTGGCAATCTGTCATTCTATACCCTTTATTAACTTTCTTTCCAAACAACACTTGAACCATCTTTCCATGCAGTGCGCGGGAATTGATGGTGGAGCATTCACTCATTTCTCACTCAACATAACATCTATGATCTGACGATACTTAACTGTTATATTAGCATAATCTTCATAACTGTTAATGCCAAAAGTGATAAATGACGCTCTCAACACATCTTTGACTTTCTGCATAATCTCGACACTTTGTGCGTATGTCTTTGCAAAAACATCTATCTGCACCATACACCGTGTATCAACCGGATTAACGCACGTCACGCCTGTAATATCATTGGTTCCGATGATACGATACACAATGCTGTTCTCTTTGGTGTCCTGTGGCATCAGCAGTGGGTACACACGCCCCCCTACTTCGGGAACACCGTTCACAAGTGCCTTATGCAGTTCTATCCGTATCATCACTTCACTCCATATTTCTCAAAGTATTTGTCAAGCCGTTCAGCCATAGCTTTCTCTATAGAGCCGTCAGTAGATGCAGAGAACAGGGCAGGTCGTAGGAACGGTTGTGCTTGGTACCACACAACACCTTTAATGCCTTGCCCTTTATTCCAGTAAAGCCCCGTGCCGTTCGGTGCCATACTGTGACCGTGCCTTGCATAGTCGGGGTGACGCTTCAAGGTTTTCGGGCTATATGGGTCTTTTGTGAGGTTCCTGTTCTGATAGGTACCGAACTCAACCCAAAAAGCAGGGGGGCAAGCCATCTGTGCAAGCATCTTTTTTGAACGTGCTTTTTTGGCATCGTTGGAAAGATATTCAAGCACCGAACGCTCTCTTGCGCTTGACCTTTCGCTGTTCCCGCCTGCCACCACGCTAACACGGCTGTTGCCGGCTTTAGTCTTTTTCCGCCTGACTACCTTGATGGACGGCACCAAACAGGAGGGTGCCTTTGCCCGTGCCCTGTCACGCACCACAGCCGCCCCAGCTCTCAATGCGGCATCAGTAGCACCGCGCCGCATATTTTTAGGCATGCTTTCAAGCTTTCGCACGATGTCGTTCAAGCTCTTTTTGTCAATGTGCATACTGATCGGCATGGAAAACCTCTTTCACGTTAAATTGCCACATGATGTCACGTTCAAACACATTTACAGGTTGACCGATGACCTCAAAGACACGCCCGTCATATCGTATCTGCATGGTCGCATCAAGCTGTATGGGTATATGGCGCATAAGTATTTTGTGGGTTTGATCTGTGACTTCCATCTTTTCATAGAAATTCTCACGCCCAGTGAGAGGTCTGATCTCTGCAAAAGCATCTGCTATTTTGGTGTAGTTCTTTTGAGGTTGACCGTACTCATCCGTGACCTCTTTGTACTTCCAAACTTCTACAAGATGCCTGAGTCTGCCTGACTGCATATCATATCCTTGGTTTCCATATTGATGCCATAGCATACTGCACCCAGTCAGGCAGCATCTTTGGCTCTCCTACACGCACGCTCTCCCTGTTCTCAAAGAGATGTGCACCATATCTGAATATGATGGTTTTCAAGTGTGGCGGCATATCAGCTTCTGTCGCAAAGCCGGCATAGAACGTTATCTGTTTATTCAACGGGTGAGGATACACCATACCATGCAGGGTGTCTATCGTGTAATCCCCAGTCACATCAACACCGGCACTGTTTATGATGGTCATACCCGATATATCCCACTTGCCACAATACCATGAACTCGGTGTTGACCCACCCTCATAAACAGACTTTTCAGGGTAAAAAACACTGTATTGCGACAGGAAAATATCATTACCCGCATAGCGTTCTATGCCGTCTATGGCACCTGCAAGATAAAGACGTATGGACGCATCCTCTACATCATGCAGTATTCTAAGATGTAGTTTGAACGCGTCAAATAGTTCATCTACGAGTGTCGTTCTGTCTTTATTAAGCTGTAGCAATGTCATCTTGCAAGCCTTTGTTAGTTGCTTTGAGTATTTCTATCTCATCAACGAGCCGTTGAAGCATCTCGGTGTTATCCACTTCCACAACAGTAGTATCACCTTTTTCACCTTTTCGACCCCTGACTGCCTTGGCTAACAGTTTCCACCCATCAGACGGCAGTGACTGTTCAGGACTCGATGTTTTTATCCAAGATGAGTTCTCCCACATAACGATGTCGTTCTCCTCATACGTTTTGGACACATCATAGACACCTTTGTGTGTCGGTGCTTTGGGTGATTTGATGAGGAGTTTGTACGATGCATTCTTTTCACTTGGCTCAGATGCATTGTCATCAATCAGGTTGACATACAAATTGTTATCATGCAGCACCATAGCACCCTTGGATACAGCGGTACCATCGTAGTGACTTGCAGGGGGTAGATCAAGCTCAAGTGGTTTTGCCAATGCTTCTTTTATCCATGCATCATCATATTCCTTGAACTCCGGTACTTCGGGAATTGACTTGGCAACCTCATCGATCTTGGCTCTAAGTTCGCTGTCATCGTATTCCTTGAATTCAGGTACTTCGGGAATTGACTTGGCAACCTCATCTATCTTAGCTCTAAGTTCGCTGTCATCGTATTCCTTGAATTCAGGTACTTCAGGGATGGACTTGGCAACCTCATCGATCTTAGCTCTAAGTTCGCTGTCATCGTATTCCTTGAATTCAGGTACTTCAGGGATGGACTTGGCAACCTCATCGATCTTTGCTTTAAGTTCAGTATCATCGTACTCTTTGAACTCGGGCACTTCAGGGATGGACTTGGCAACCTCATCGATCTTTGCTTTAAGTTCAGTATCATCGTACTCTTTGAATTCAGGTACTTCGGGAATTGACTTGGCAACTTCATCGATCTTTGCTTTAAGTTCAGTATCATCGTACTCTTTGAACTCCGGTACTTCGGGAATTGACTTGGCAACTTCGTCTATCTTGGCTCTAAGTTCAGTATCATCGTACTCTTTGAATTCAGGTACTTCAGGGATTGACTTTTGCAAAGCATCGTACATCTGCTTCATTTGTGCATCAAACAAAGCCAGTACATATTCTCTGATTACTTCAAAATCTTTTTTCAGCATTGGTATGACTCCTTTTGTGAAGTATAACATAAAAATATCAGATTTAACAAAACTTTAAGTTCTTAAAGTGTATCATTGATGAAACACAAAGGATGATACATGGGAAAAAAACTGACAACAGCAGATTTTATCGAACGTGCAATAAAAGTGCATGGGGATAAATATGATTACAGCAGGGTTGAATATGTGAATAACAAGCAAGCAGTGAGCATCATTTGTCCAAAACATGGTGATTTTACACAAATACCAAATGATCATTTGCAAGGTTGTGGATGCCAAAAATGTGGGAAATCGAACATGGCAATAGCAAAAATAAAAAAATCACAAAAAAAATTTTATGAATATTGCCATCAGAGAAATGACGGGTATGATTATTCAAAAGTGGTGTTCAAAGGGGTTCACACAAAAGTAACTATTATTTGTCCAAAACATGGTGAATTTAAACAAACCCCACATCAACATATGATTGGTTCCGGTTGTCAAAAATGTGTACCGAATTATAAGAAAACAACAGCAGATTTTATCGAACGTGCAAGAAAAGTGCATGGGGATAAATATGATTACAGCATGGTTGAGTATGTGAATAGTGCTTCACAACTCACAATCACTTGCAGGGTTCATGGTGATTTCACACAAAAGGCGAGTGATCATTTGCAAGGTTGTGGATGCCAAAAATGTTTTGGTAACAAAATACCATCAACTGAAGAGTTTATAACGAGATCAAAAAAAATACACGGTAACAAATATGATTACTCAAAAACCAAATACACAAAAGGACAAGAAAAGGTAACTATCATTTGTCCAAAACATGGTGAATTCAAACAAAAAGCTGTTTCACATTCTGTCGTTGGGATGGGTTGTCAAAAATGTGCAATCGATCAAATTAAGGTCAAACTTGCATTAACCACAAAAGAGTTTATCAAGCGAGCAAAGAGAGCACACGGTGATAAGTATGATTATTCACAGGTAAACTATATCAATTCACAAACACCTGTGAAAATTATATGCAAAAAGCACGGGGCATTTATGCAAAAACCGAATGGTCACTTAGGCGGTCATGGGTGCACCAACTGCACTGCTTCTTACAGCTATATGGAAGTTGAACTACTTACATTCATAAAAAACCTCATGGGTAATGAGAATGTGATACACAGTGATAAAACACTCATAGCACCGTTTGAACTTGATGTTGTGATACCATCACTAAAAATAGCTTTTGAGTTCAACGGCATATATTGGCATAGTGAATTGCATGGGAAAGACAAAGATTATCACGCAAATAAAACAAAGTTGTGTCAAAAGGCGGGATACAGACTTATTCACATTTGGGAAGATGACTGGGTGAATAAAAATGCACGCGTTAAATCATTCATACGACACACACTTAACAAAAGTTTGATGTCTAACAAAATATATGCAAGGAAATGTGACATCAGGGAGATCACAAAGATTGATGCAGAGCCGTTTTTGAATGAACATCACATTCAAGGATACAGCATTGGTACAGTGCATATAGGGTTGTACCATGATAATACATTGGTGGCTGTAACGACCTTTAGGAAGGGTCACAAAAACACAAAGAATAAGGGGTCTTTTGAACTCATACGCCATGCAACCAGCGGTACTGTGATTGGGGCATTGGGCAAGGCTGTAAAATACTTTGCAAAAAATCACTGCCAAAAAATATTCACTTACTGTGATATATCGATGTTTGACGGGAAAAGCTATGAGAAAGCGGGGTTCATCAAAACAGGTGAATTAAAACCCGATTATCAATACATTGTCAATAAAAAAAGAGAGCATAAATTTAATTGGAGGTTAAAGAGGATATATACAGAATACCCCGAATGCGAGGGTATGACGGAAAAAGATGCAATGGACTATCTTGGCTTCCCACGGGTATGGGATTGTGGCAAGGTGAGATATGAATACAAGATCAATACAAAGGATATAAAATGAAACAAAAGATCAAGCACATTGAAGTCGATGACAGAACACATACCAAAGTCAAATTAAATGCACTGCTTCATGGAATGACCATGAAGCAATATATCGCCTATTTGGTTGCAAACGATAAAGCTTTACCATCTGACGCACCCAAAGATTTGGCGGCATCCGAACTGACCACATCTGTTGGTTGAGGTGGTTGTGTATTGCCATCTATCTGAGAAGTGGCAAGGCGGGCGGCAAGGTCAACCGGTACCATCTGCATTTGGACAAGCGGTGTGTCACCCTCTTTGATCGAGGGTAAACCCTCTTTTTTTCGAGCTTCATTGGGACTCATGATTCCCCCGGACACCGCGACCTTAAGTCCGTCCATTCTCTCTTTGAAGCTTGCTTCCAATATGAACTCCACATCGAACTCTAGCTTCTCATTAGGCGGCAGTTTGAACAGCTCTTCAAGACTGTTTTCAAGATGTTCTATGATGAAACCGAGTCCGGTGGACACCCAGTATTTCATGAGTGTTTCTGTGTTTGCAAAGGTGGCTTTTTCCATATCTCCTATCAATGCTAACGGCACTCTGAAGACAGACGCTATGTCGCTCTTCGTCATTCCGTATGTGGAGATGATCTCCGCATCCACAGCACTCATCGTAATGGGTTGATACTTCAACCCACTTGTAAGTATCGGAGTACCCCCAGTGTTGAGGTCTTGCGAAAGTTCATTGAAACGTTCGCGCAATGCTTTTGTCTGATCAACTGAGAGGGTAAGGTCAGTATGCAACAGCCCAGAAGGTCGTGACATATTCTGAAAGAACCTGTTTGTGTGCCCTTGGATGCTGTTCCCTGTGGCAGCAGAGAGTACCGCTGCTTCAAGCGGTGTGTGCCCTATCAGGGGATGTTCTATGGTATGCATACGCAAATGCAGCACATTCCGGCTTGGTATCATGTCATCTATCTTTTTTATCAGCGTTTCATCTGACATGGAATAGTACACATCCCTGTTATCGTAGGACACAAACGGATACATACGTGTCTGTGGATAGATCGCGTCTATCTCGAAACGGTTATTCCTTGTGCAGACTCCATAGCCGTTCCCTGTCAACAGCATCCGCCTTACGATATCCACAAAAAACTCTGACTTTGTTTGGAACGGGTTGGGCTTCCTAAGCACACGGGTGGCAGCAGAGTTCTTTATGATCTCGGTGCCGCCGTCAGGGTTTACACGAATATGTCTTACAGGCAGCATCGCGATGGTCTGTGAGATAGTGGCAACACAAGCTTCTACCGTGCTGTTATTGTGATAATCCTCCACCCGCATATCTTTCTGCCACCAGTCCCACGGATACCATTTTGGAGGTGTCCATGAGTCTGTCGTACTCTTTGGTAGAGCTTTCGCCTTTGACTTGAAAAAGCCGAACATATCCTACCTTTACGCTGTAGTTGTGAATGTAACGGGTGCAGATGAAACCTCACCCACACTGTTTTTGGCTGTCACGACAACCTTATACCCTGTGGATGCACTCAATCCCGATAATGTCTTGGACAACGTTGTACCTGCCATTGTGAACGGTGAACCGCTGATAGGCGTGCTTGTCGCACCATCCACCACATTAACAATATAGTTATCCACGGCACTGCCGCCTGATGGTGCAGTCCATACCACTTTTGCGCCTGTGGCTGTAATATTGGTTACTGTTGGGTCTGCAAGTCCGGTAGGTGGTTTAACAGGATTATAATTTGTGTAAATCTCACTAAGCTTTATAGGGTCGATGGGGTCTGCTGAATGATACAGGGGCTGCGACCCGTCATCTGCAATATCAGTCCTGTTGTCATAAGCTGTATAGATCATACCTTTTTGCGGCTTCTGAACAGGAGCACCGTTAACATCATAAACATTTGTGGGAATTTCTAGGGCAAATACCCAAATAAGTTTAGCCATATCTAATCCTTTGGTAACTTTGAGTTACCAATTATATCATAAAAAATCGGATGAGTGTTATTCTCTTAAGATGTAATTAAGTTACACTGTGTTACAATACATTAAATAAACACATAAAGGATGCACGATGATACTGTTAATAGGAATATTGGTTATTTGGGTATTGATCAATGTAGCGATAGGTTATTTTGAAGCAGATGAAAAATATGAAAAATATGGAAAATATGGAAAATATGGAAAATATGGAAAATATGGAAAATACGAAAAAGAGTTCGATGAACTGTATATACTCGATGATGGTGAACTGTACGACACTAAAGCAATGTATATAGCATTGAGAGGAAAATATGGAAAAAGTATGGAACAGGCTATCGCCATAATGATAAATTACTATGAGGTAGAGATAGATGGATGGGAGATAAAATACTATTGACCCCCAGTAAGGGGTCGTTGTCTTACCACGCTACGCCGGTAAGGATTTGAACACCGTTCGCTCTCACCTGTTTCCAAGTCAGTGCCAGTGTTTGCTTAATAGCAAGGGTGTCTGTCTGATACAGTGATCTGATTGGCAGGGAGGTCGCTGTTTTGCCGTCACCAATAGGTTCAGCAGGGTCACCCATAACCAGTGTCGCCTGTGTAGATACATCGAACTCTACACCTTGATCAAGACCGAATACCATCGCTTCTGCATCGACAAAGTACACTTTATCAGCAGGTACGTTGATGGAGGTAACTGTAGTGTATCCGTCAAGGATAGAGCCATCTCTGAACACATACTGTCCGAGTGCGTTCATCTTCATGCGGAGTCCTCTAAGACGTGCAGGGTTCATAATGACCGTACCGCTTTGACCCATTCTTGATGCTGAAAGTCTTTCAAACACACCTTGCAGGTCTGCTTCAATAGCGGCTACGTCTGTACCTGTAGCAGCCTTAATGTTTGCCGCGCCGGCAGCTGCTTCAAGTCCGGCAGGTCGGATAGCACTTGCAGCGGTATTGTCAAGGAACACAGTGTCAAGCACTTCTCTTGTGTCTTGCAGCATGTGTTGTCTAAGCAGGCTTTCAATAGCAGGGGTTGATTTTCTTGCGATCTCTTTAGTGAATGTTGTGATAACACCAAGCTTGCTTGGAGCGATCTTAACAGTGCCGAAGCGATCTTCTTTGACTGGGATAGGGTCACCCTCTGCAACGAAGTCACCCGCAAGATGCTGAACACCGTCACGGTAAGGGATGTTGATTGAACTGTCACGACCGAATGTCAATCTCATACCTGCAACCTGTCCGTAAATGGTAGCAGCTGTGAGGTCTCTAAGGTATGCAGCGTAACCCTCTTGTGTCAGATTACCAGCCCATTCAGGGACACTTGTTTCAGCGGGGTTGCTTGCCGCTTTCACGAACACATCGGCGATCTTGTCATCAACAGGACGCTCACCGCCTGCCATTTTGACCATAGAAACAAGTCCTTTGATGACCCCAAATTTAACCTCTTTTTCACCATACTGTGGTACCGGTGCCGCCTTTTTGACAGCAGGGAGGTTCGATGCTGCTTTTTCCATCTGCTCAAACTTTTTGATACGGTCTGACTCGGATGCAATATCGCTTGTCAGCTGTGTCATTGTATCCAAATCCTCATCGGAAAGATCATGTTTACTGTTCAACCCTTCAAGTTGTGCCGTTTTTTCTGCAACTGACTTTTGCAGTGCTTCAATTCTATCTCTGAAGTTCATTTGTAATCCTTTTGGTTTGATTGTTACTTT